CATTCTTACCTCGTTAAATCTTCCTAAGACTTCCTTCTATAGTATAAAGCATCTTAGATGAAAATTTAAACATTATTTCTCTTCTCCAGAGATCAACTACCAGCAGTGGTAGTGTATCCGAGGAGTTCTGTCGGAGTGAAGATGTTGAACCAATCAAATCTAAGTTCGAGAGATATCTCGACAAGACCTTCGTTTTCATAGTTCAAGTCACCACCAAAGTCAACACTCTTGATCCATGCCCTCTTCAGGGTAATCTCTTCTATCAGGGCCCCGTCTCCGTTCATTTGAGTAATAACAACATTACCAAGTGCCTTCACAGCCTCTGCCTTGCTGATTGTTGAAACATCTGCATTGGGCGCGGCAGGCGTGGGAGCGCTGGTGTTAATAATATTATCTGGAAGTCGGTATCCCGAAACCTGAATCAAGTCATACAACGCTTGCGTCGAGGAAGGATTCGCAGGATCCACAAGGGTGAGAGTGATAGGATCGTATGTTACTCCACCGGGATAATAGAATGTATGGTTGATAAACTTGTGCTCTGCCTCGCCAACCGTCATTTTGGGCTTAGCAACTGCCTTACACACGTAACTAATATACGATGATAGTTCGGGTGCTCCGATACTCACAAGCCAACGGTGTTGCCTCTTCGGGTCAGATATTGTTGCGTCACTCCAAAATGCCATTTTTTATTTTCTCCTCAGTTCTCAGTTTTGTAACTATAAATAGTTTTCTATTTCTTTTTTAATCATCAAAAGCTGCACCAGATCTCGTCACAATAAAGTCAAGAGCGATGAACTCAAGAGCCTTAGCAGGCTTCAGATAAATCTTGGCATACATGATATTCCTATCAACCAATTCTGGTGTGGTAGTTGTGCCGTCGAGAATAACCTTATAATCAGTCAACCCTAGCCGTGTCTTAACACTCGCAAGAAATGGATCAACTTGGCCCAAGAATCTGTTCCACGTTGATTGAACATTCTGGTCAAAAAGCAACCTAGAAGCGATTCTAGAAATCTCACGCTTGACGAAGATTAACATTCGCCTAACATTGATTCTATCGAGAGCAGATGGCGTCACTTGAAGTGTCTTCTGCCCGAAAATCACAATGCCCTCAGATGGGAATTGTGCGATGGGGTTAATATTCGCCGTATACAGATCATCACGATTATCCGAAGTTAGTCTTTGCCGCACATTAGTCACTGGCAATCCTGCACTTCCTTCAGTCAATCCACCTCTGGTAAACCCAGCGGGGGCGAACCACAACTCACTCTTCGCTTCGCTAGAGGCGAGAGTTCCGAGCGCTACCACACTAGGTGGCACCCACAAGGAACCTCCTGTCGTTATGGTATCGTTGATTTGTACCCACGGATAGTAGGCACACCCATAACTGTTGTTGATGTTTCGTTGATTCAACCGATTTATGGTATCTGATACACTACCAATTCGATTGGCAGCACTTTCCGTTGATTCCGTTTCTGGCTGGTATCCGCCAGCGAGGTCGATTACCGCGAGGACATCGCCTCGGTTCTCGGCAGTTTCCAAGAGTTTTCCGGCAATAACCGAATTGGTAACACCGGGTGCCGACAAGATATTACAATCAACAACATCCGGGTCAGCAACCGCATTGATTGCTCGTTCGATTGAAGCAAAAGCATAATTCGACTGCGCCGTCTTACCGGACAGTAGTCGGTTGGCGAAAGGCTCCCTTTCTAGGATATTCAGACCTTCGAATCCGCCGTTAAGCATTGTAGTAAATTTATTGAATCCCGCTGCCAGCACAGCCTCATACGAAGCGGAGGTAACAACACCCGATGGAGATGTATACCCTGCCGCAGTGAGAGATTCGCCGTCTGCACGCGAACCGGAGGTATATGTTGCCTCTGCCGTCGTATTTGATCCGGAGATGTCATCTAGACTGAAAATCCAAGAATAGTTCAGAGAGCCTGTAACACCTAGGTTGTCTAGGCCTTCTGGTTTCCTCAGAACATAGTCGGGAATATCCCTTTGTAATCTGCTGCTGTTAGCAATGTTTGTTACAACACCGAAATAAGCATCTTTTTGATTAATCAAAGTAGCATCGTTGCTGTTCGCTCGCAGAGGTAACTCTGGGAATTCAAACGAGGCGGTGATGGGAAGTTCGGTTCTTACGAACTCACTTCCTGGACCCATTGAATCTGGAATGACATCGGTGACATAAGTGTCGATGGCTGCGCCGTCGGACCCGCTGATTATCTGGAAAGAATCAAACCGTGTGGGCCCGTATACGCCGTATGGAATGAACTTCGGATCTGCGGCGCCTGCTGCGACAGATGCATCCAAAATAACCCTTATATATCGTGACTGGTTTACATAGTCTCCGTAATTTTGATACCGCTTATTCTCGTCATCCCACACTCTATAGGAATCGCCGATTCTTCGGGCGATATAATCTGGAGAATTAGGGTTTAAGTTTACGTCGCTATAAGTTTCTACCGGAGAAACCCTAGCGTCAGCATCATTTATTCTTCTAATCTGAACCGTGAATGTTCCGTATGGCTGATCTGAACTCGGGGATGCCTTAATGCTCGTAATAGAAATCTTAAGATTTGCTTGTGCCCATTCTCCGCCTGAAATCGCTTCAAATTTGAAGAGGTTCTGCATATTCAAAGCGTTATAGAGAGACGCCGCTCCTAAATCTTGTGAGAAGAACCACCCAGTAGATGCGTTGCTAAGTTGCATGTCTTGGATGTTTTGCTGTGCTGTTATCCCCGCAGTAACGGTTCTCAGACCCAAGATGACCCCTAGCGATGAAGAGAGGGAATTGAGTTTGTCGCTAACATTTCTATCGAAAGTTTCGCCGAGGAAGTAAGTCTTCTCGTTGTCTCCGGCAAAAGTGTTAACCAAAGTCGGATTAGTATTGAAAACGTTTCTAATGTAAAGTTTGCTATTTTCGTCGAAGTTGAACACAACCTTATCAGTATCTGTTCCTAACGAGTTTTTCACAAGTGCGGTATATTGATGTGGTGTAGCATCCGATAAGAATACCCCTGCGGTTCCGCTAGCGGTGGTGGTACCGTCCATCAGCGTTCCTGTGAGTTCTACAGATCCTTCCGAGCAGTAAAAAATTGCTGCCAGAGATCCCGTGGGAGACTCTTCCAGGTTTGACCCAGATTCCACAAGGAACAATCCATATGCGCCTCCGTCTGCGAAGGCGGCACTCATTGGGTCACCGTTTGTTTGCCATCCTGCTTCGCCGTTGGCCGTCGGATTTGCATCTTCGATGCCTGCCAATCTAACAATTGTAGCAGGACTTCTATTTCTCAAATAAGCTTGTGCGGCATACGTTCCATATGCGGGGGCGGAGACATTTGGTCCGCTTCTCCATACATCACTGCTACCGGCGCCGTAAATAGGGTTGCCAAAAGTCTCAACAAAATCTGCCATCGAATTAATCTGAACAGGCACCATTGATGGTCCCTTTTCCGCTCTAGTGATGATTACTGGTCCTACAGCGTTTGGTAATTCTGGCAGTTGTGAGTTGTCAATCTCGTCAACAAAAACTCCAGGGGATACAAATTTAAATTTCTGTGCCGTCATGGTTTTTTGTTCTCCTCGTAATATAAAATATACATTGTGCTTTTTAGGCGCTTATTTTCCTGATGTAAATAGTTTTTAGAATTTCAAAATGCTCTTTTTATTCTCTATACTTGCCCCAGTTATCAGGGTGAGTTGGATCGTCGCCCGTTATCACCCTTTCTCTGGACATTTTGAATTCTACAGCATTTTCTCTCTCGACTATGTGAGGTTTCTCTTGGTTGTTGCCTGACCCGATTAGATTTCCTAGCACCTTTACCTCAATCGATGTTTGGTATATCCTTTCTTCCTCGGCAAGATCGGCGATATTATTCTCTTGAGAATAGGATGATTGAAGGAATGCTTCGTATCGGTGACCGTTTTGACGCAAAATAAAACTATTAATGCCGCCAGTGGCCACCATAAATGGTTGACTCATTTCGTTGATCTGCTGTTGGTATTCGCCTCTCAAAACAATCTTATACATGGCTGTCACATAAACAGGAATGGGAATAGATTTGTGAGTATACACAATCTTGTCGTTCTTCGGGGTCACCTTGAAATTCAACTGACCATATGCCTCTTTGGCATCCGCATTCTGAAAATTCTTTGTTTTATCCTGATTGATCACGTTGGCCAGGGGGATGGATCCTCCGCGATAATCGTTAACTGGAAATACATTCGCCTGAAGGGATCCCTTAAAAGATAGATCCTTCTCAACGCTCGTTCTCTCCACAGTTATTATGGGAAAAATAAGGGCGCCCTCTTTGTCGCGAAGACTCTTATCTGACTTAGACTGGTGTGCTCTTTCCGCAGCCACCCAAATAACTGGTATCTTCATCCATCCGCGATTAGTATTGGAGAAGACATTTACCCCTTCATTAACCCAATCAAATACTGCTGTATCAATTGTTTCTAAGTTTGATGGTTCTAGTATCGTAACTTTTTCGTTGCTATCAGACATGTCGCTTCACTCCCTAAATCTTATAAAATGGACTTGGATACCAGGTGCAGTCTTCATTAAAATACCATTTATTAGAAATAGTAAATGGGCCAATTGGGGAGGGGCCGGCATCCGAAAGGTAGATCTGATATCCGTTATATTTGCATGGTTCTGCCACAAACTCTTCCAAAGTTCTATAATCTAAAGAATTGGGGTCGTCAGCGGAAAACTTAGGAACACATATCTTGCAGTCATCAGGAATATTCAAAGTAAAAACACATACATTATTGACCACTTCCTTCCCTAATTTATATTTGGCAATAGAAACTTCAGGAAGGGCCGCTTCCTCAAACACACCATCTCTGGCGCGGATGCATTTAGCTGCTATCTCCATCTTGTGCTCCACCTGTCCAAAGAGTTCTCGGGGTTGGGATAGCGTTACTATCTCATAGAACAAGTTACCATATAAGACAAAATCCCCCTCCTGAACCTGTAAATCCTGATCTTCCGTCAGTCTTCTCTTGTGGAAATTGATAGTAATGCTCGACCTTCTGTCGATGCCAAGATTCGTAGTGTTTGTCGTGTCCCCTTCCCAGGAGATTAAAGCATTTACTTTTATCGGAGATAGGAAGCTTTTGTGGATCGCCTCGCCATAGAGCGGATGATAGTTTGTGTGCTTCATGCTCACAGGGTAATAAATAATCCCCTGCCCAATAACTCGCTCTATGAGTTCGTCATTGACCTGCTTGACTAAATTCCTTTCGGCCGCTCCCAGAAACATAGGAGGGGGAGGATTGGTTGGTTGTGTCCAAGTAGTATCTTCTGCCACTGCCTATACCCTCTATCCTGTGAAAATTGTCATTGGAATATGTGCTTGCAAATTCTGGGTTGATTCCATCATCTCTGCGTCAGTGGCAACCAACTTATCGTAAGTCATTTCAGCTAGAACTGTCTTCAGTTCCTCTCTCAGTGCGGTCTGCTCTTCCTTCGCTTGGGATAAGAGTGCGTCGCCGTTAGCGTAACAGAC